CACAACTTGTAATTCTTGTTTTCCATTCATAAGAAAATTTTTAATATTAAATTTTCTCGGGTTTGTACAACTATTATAGCACCCAAGTTTTTTATTTTTTTTTTTTTTTATTAAAAAATTTTTTAATTTTCTTCTGAAATAAATCACCAATTATTACGTGATTTATTGAATTATTAATTGATTGTTTTATTATATTTGATTGGCCAAACATAGCCAATTGTCCCACATTCATTACATTAGGTGTGAGAAACATATTATTCATATGTGTTAATTGTTGATAGCTTTTTGGCATTTTTTTCAAGGAGCCATTCGCAATAATCATTAACTAGTGGGAAAATTCTATCATTAGTAGAAACTAGTTGTCTCACGCCAAAAGCTTTATTAATTTGGTGAGATAAATCCTTAGCATCACTAGTAGCAAGAACATATAACGCTTTGTTTTCAGGATATATAGGTACATACATGTGATAAGTGTCATTATAAACTATATAATGTCCTAAAAATTCCCATTGAGAACTAAATTCCATTTCCCAACCCAATTTCTCAAAAGATTTTAAAATTTGCTTTGGTCCAATAAATTGCCATCCATAAGGACTAACTGAAATTATAGAATCATCACCAAAAAAGAAACCAATAAAATTCATCATGAAACAGTCAAAATCGGGAGGCCCCTTATTATCTAGCCATATCCAATTAAAAACTAACATTAAAATTAAAGTATTATCATGAGCTGTATTATTACAACCACTAGGAGTATGTAATTGTATTGTAACCATTCCATCTGGATGAATGGTATAAGTAAACCAAGTCTGGTGATATAAATGGGCCATAGTCATAAAAGTAACAAATGTTTTATATTTCATTTTAAATTTTGACATTCTTAAACGTTGGACATAAAAGAAAAATTCCATGAAAGAATGAGCATCAAAACCTCTTATATCTCCAGCTATTACCTTCCATCCATCTCTATTTAAGGACTTCCCTATTTTATCATAACTAATGGTATCAATTGTCATTCCCACTAGTGAAGGAAAATTATTTTTAAAGATACTATCTTGCATTTTATTATTAAAATCAGAACTATAACATTTACTCAATATAACGTGTAATTTATCCATACTAGAAAAAATTCTAATATTATCATCAATAATTTTGTCAGTTTGTCTAAGTTCAAATTTCAATGAATTAGCAGATACTGTAATAATAGGACTAAATTTCATTTGCTGCTTGTATATAGGATAAAATTTTCTAAAAGCTTCGGAATTAATAAATTGTCCAGTATTTTCAAAAAATAATCTCCAAAAAGGACCTGGAGAAGTATCC